TTATATTGATTTTGGCGTGTAGCTCTTAAGTGGCTACAGAAACTGTAGGTGCAGGTTCTTCTATCTTATTTTGCATATGCTCTTTTTTAGCCTCTGCAAGTTTTATATGGCTAATTACTTCTCTGACTTTTCTGTCAATCTTAACCATGTTGAGAGTATATCTACCCTCTTTAAGATGCTCCTGCTCCCATTCTAGATCCAGACCCCTCTTCTTTGTGTAAAGGTCCTGTAGATGTTGCATCATCTCCTCCATTAATAACCTCCTCATAGGTTATTCGGTTTATTCTTGGATCATTCATTTCTCCAAGATATTCCCATTTTATATCACCTTTTCCCAATTTGTCAATAATTGCATTTTCTATGTCCAATGGGCCATCTTCAGAGGTAATTGTTAGCTCCATTTTGTAACTATATGCATATATTTTGACTAGGAAATTTTTCATATTCACACCTTATATATGAAAAAGGGGCCGTTTAAAAGCGGCCCCTTTAAATAATTTATTACGTTGCGTTTGATCCGAAGATACCTCTAGGGTCAGAGAATCCGAATACGTATCTCTCTCTAGCTTTGTATCTTACGTTACCAGTGTCAAAGTCACCTTCCATTGAAGTTTTAATAGGTGATCTGTTGAAATGTTTTAGACCATTAGGCACATCTGTTTTGATAAAGAATTTCTTCGCATTTGTCAGATAGTGGTTGATTGTGTATCCTTGCGGAATCATTCCCATGTTTCTGATTGCGTTGATATCATTATCAGCAGTGCCAACTCTACCAGCAGAATTCATAAGTCTGTCAGCAGTAAATTGTAAAGCAGAAGGAATTACTAATTTCACTCCTTGTGCTGCAATTTTTAGGCCTCTTTCATCAGTGAATGCAGCGATGTCGATTAAAGACTGCTCCAATGATGTTTCATTCAACTCTGCAGCTGTTGATAACTCGTTTGAAAAAGTACCAGCTAATGTAGGGTGGTCAGTAGCGCAAAGCTCCTTACCATCTCCACCAGCAAAGCTACTATCAAACGCGTTGTTTAATACTGCAGCGCCTTTGATGTTCTTAGTGCTCGCCATAGATCTTGCTAACGCTTTTGTATATCTAGACGCAAGTCTGTCATACAAGTTATCTTCGATAGCTTCTTCTGTGATTGCGAACGCTAATGCAATCGTTTCGTTAGTGTATCTCGCTGTGAAAGTTTCTTGAGCATCGTCGAAAGTTACACCTTGTCCTTCAGGTTTAACTGCCGCATTTGAGAAACCTGCTAACATTACTTCCTCTTCGAAAGCTCTGTCTGAAGTTTCTGTGTCGAAAATCTCATTCCACTCATCAGCGTATTGTTTGTACTCTAGTCCAAATAGTGCATTTAGACCAGGCTCTAGTTCTTTAACTAGTTGTGCTCGTGATATTGCCATAGTTATATACTCCTATTTAGCTATTAGTTGTACAACGAACTACCCGGAGCAATCATTACAACGAAATTACATCCCGCTGCAGTTTGATCTTTATTCTCTGGATCGTTTGCGTTTCTTACGACAGTAAACATTGAAGTTGTTGCCGCAGAACCAACATCTAACGTAGTGATCGATTGACCATCTTTGTTATCTGTCGCTGTGTAGTTGTTAGTGTTAAAGCCTTGCATTGGGTTAACTCCAATAAGAGTTTGCGCCAAAGCGGCATCAGCTTTCACGACATATTCCTGTAGAGGATTGTCAATGATGAAAGCCGTAATGTCATCAGACCCTGTGTTGTAGTCTGTTGACGTTGCTTGTGATGCTACTACATTGTTTGAAAAAGTAGGTTTTCCATTAGAGTCAACGAAGAAAGCTCCGTTGAAAACACCAATTAGAAGAGCAGAGTTTGCAGTTGTCCACGCAGTTCCGCCATTCCCACCATCATCAGTAACAGTAAAAGAAGCATCCTGTACCTTACCAGCTTCGCCCGCAGTTGCTCCACCATCGTTAAACGACATTGGATCACCTTTGTTTGATGCTACGCCAGGTGCAGTTTGGATTTTATATTCAGATTGTCCTGAAGTTGCTGGAGTATTTCCAACAGTCATTACAGCTCTTAAACCAAATCCAGTTGTACTTGCATTTGCCATAGTTGTTTCCTTTTTATGTACCTGCCCCGAAGGGCCTCCAGTACGGTTTTAATTTATTCGTTGGGTAGGAATTACTAAATAATTAGCTTTTCTTTGTACCACCGAAGGTTACACGAGTATTCGATTCCTTTTGGAATTTCATACTTGGGTGCTGTTCCTTCATAAGATCGTTGCTTACTGCTTCTTCTTTAGCTTCGTTCTGTTTTTTATAGTACTCGTCTATTTGAAGCGCGATCTCTTCTGGTATCCTTGCCAGCAAAAGGCCTCCCACTCCTATGACTCCAGCGTATCTGCCTTCATCCATCGTTGGAAAATTTTCATCAGGATATTCATCAGCTCTCACTAATTCCCATCCTTCTCTTAATGATGCCGCAACGTTCTTAGTATCTTGTTGACCCAGAACTTCGGCTCTAATCCATTGATGTCTGTATCCAGTTGGCGCTGGTGGTGCATCAAGTGAGTTGGGTGGAGTCCAAACTTTTTTAGTTTCAGCTTTCGCTCTAGTCTGACTCGCACGTGAAGTTTTCATTTTATCTTTTTCCATATGCCTATACTCCTTCCGTGATATTTAATTGTTTCGCATATTCTTCTAGTGGCACACCTAATCTTTTAGCAATTGCTACCTGTGAAGGTGTGAGCTTGACAGTTTTGCGTCCTTTGCTTGTCGAGGCTGAACGTTTAGCCGAAGCTACATTTTGAACCGGTTTGGTTCTTTCTGTAGTATTGTCTTCTATCTTATCAAATTTATGCGGAAATTCAACTCTTATTCTTTTATCTACTTCTGCATAATATTCTCTAGATTTTGGATCAAATCCTTCTTTTTCCACTAGTTGTTTGTGGATATCAAAAGCTGTGTAAGTCATAGCTGAATCATTACCAAACCAAGGGTTATCAGATGCCCAGGCCTCTGCCATGGGGTCAGTTTGTGCTGATTGTTTTGTTTGTTGAGGTGTTACATTAACCTCTTTTGGTTTAGACTCTGCTGCTACTTTCATAGCATTTAACCTTGCAGCATCCATAGTTAGATTAGCAATTTGCTCTTGAGCTGTAATTTGCCCTTCAACGTCTTGAGATTCAATAGCTGTTTTTAATGCTTGCTTCGCTGCAACCATGCTATTTTTAACTCTTGTTTCAAACTCTGAAGTATAAGATTTATCTAACGTAGATAATCTACCCTCTAACTCATTCTTTTGTTTGTTTACTGCATCAGCGAAAGCAACGGCTTCTTCTTTTTGCCTTTCTGCTTCTCGCATTTTACGAGTCAATTTAGCGATACGTTTTTGAACACCTTCGCTATACTCTTGAACTTCGTCTTTTTTTTCTACTTTTTGTTCACGTTTATCTTCTTGAACGGGAACATCAGTAACCTCTTCTACCTCAATCTTCTCTTCCTTGGGTGCTTCAACTTTTTCTGGTTCACCCTTATTATCTAAATCAATTTCAGTGGATACTTGATCTGCTTCACCGACGTCAATCAGATTATCTGCTTTGTTAACGTTTTCCGTTGGCATAGTTCCTTCCTATGTTAAATGTAATGAAGAACTGATTCAGGATCACCAATGGTCCCTAACACTTCATCATCGTTTAGTATTCGCACTTCTCCACCTTCTATTGGTAAACGTGCACCAGCATACCTGGCAAACATTACCCAATCTCCTACTTTGCACCAAGGTTCATTAAATTTATCTTTATCCTTGTATGCAAGATCTCCCATTTTTAAAACATAACCACAAGTAGTTGCAATTCTTGCTTTGTCTAATTGTTCTTGGGAAAATAAAATTCCACCTTTAGTTTTTTCTTTTGGTGTAAAAGGTAAAACTAAAAGTCTGTAACCAACCGGGTTAGGTAATTGGTCAGCTACTTCTTTAATATTGTTTTCGTCTAATCTTTTTGCGTGAGATTCTTCTTTTTTTTCTTGGTCGTATTTTTCTTGAAGTGCCAGTTTAGTTTTTGGTACTTCCTTTGATGTCGATAACGTTTCCGTCATTTTGCTCCTTTTCATCCTCTTTTAGCAGGTTAGAGATTTCCTGTGTTACAATTTGATAAGCATGTGCTTGTCCTAACATATATTTATATTTTTCCATACTGTCAACCCCACCGGTAATCATAGTGTCCCCGATTTGTTGTAGTGTGGCGTTAATTCTTTTTTTAAGTTTTTCTATTATGACTTCTTCTGATAGCATCTTTACCTTTCTTAAAAATTGCAGCGACTTGTGATTTACCCATAACTTTGGCACGCTGTTCTCCAACAGTAAGGATTTGTATTTTTCTTGCAAATGGTTTTTTAACTTTTTTAACTTTAGCTACAGTTTTACGAGCATCTGTAGGTGTTGCAAACTTAATTCCAACAGTGTCTTTTGGATTTTCATCTGTATAAAGTCTTCTACCAGATCCTTTTGGTTTTTTACCTGTACCTACTTTTGGGTCGCTCATAATTTAAAATTTTGTAGTTCTTTTAATTTTTCTGTAGCATCAGCAATTTTTTGTAATTGTTTATCTATTTCTTCTATGTGTTGTGGATGTTCCCCGATACCAACGGAGTTATCTAAATATATTTTTATAGTTGCATCTGCTTCAGAAATTTGTGCGTTATATTTATCTTCTAATGCTTGTAGTATTGCTTGTCTTAACATTTCCATCTTCTTCTAGCTTGTCGTAGTCTAGAATTAGGATTTCGTGCTGCTTTAGGAAATTTTTTCATTTGTCCTGCGCTTCTCGCACAGTATGATTTTCGCCTTTTAGCGGCAGCGGACCCCTTCTTAACTTTACCGGTCACAGCTGTTTTTAATTTTGAGCCTGGGTTTTTTCTTCTGTATGCAGCTACACCAGCTCGTGTCATACCTGCACCTTTTTCCGTAGGACGGAAATTCTTTTTATTTCTTTTAGGCATGTTGTCTTGTTTTCTCATATGCCTAATTCCAAATTTTTTGTTTTAATTTTCTAAGAGGTCTTATAATCCATTTTCTAATAAGTGCTCTAATCATTAAATCATCCCTTTGTAATATTTTTTATAACTTGGATTAGAAACTTTTACTCCACCTAAATCACCAGAAATATAAGTTCCTTTGTAATCTTTTTGTGCTTGTCTTATCATAGAATTACCAACAGATCCACCACTGGCTTTTTTACTTCTTTTAGCAAAAGTTGCAACATTAGTTGGTTTTGGTCCTGTATTACCGGCTGCTCTTTTTCGTTTGACAGCACTCGCCCTTTGCGAGTCGCTCATCCGTGTGGCTTTTGCAAGTGGTACGCATTTGGGATATTTCCGTTTGGCATCCTTCTTTTGTTTGGAACGGCCACACTTTGCGAAAGAACCATCCTTTCGCTTGCTCCCAATATCTACCCACTTCTGTTTGAACCATTTATCAAGACCATTTTTTGACATTACATCATCTTTGTTTTTTTACGTCTGTTAGACATAACTTTACCACACCCTCTAGCAATAAAACCACCATTCTTATATCC